ATAAGAATTGATAAATCTGTTTGTCCACCAGCAGATGTTTTTCTTTGTCTAGCAGATGGGTCAGGATAAATTACAGTGTGATTATTTTTGTATCTATTTTTTATTTCTTCAACCATTTCATTAGTATTGCTAGAATATATTTGTATCTCATCTACAACGTAAATGCTATCATTTTCTATTACAGCTACGACAGCACAAATCGGTGAGACGTTGAAATCTAAACCTATGTGTAAGGTTGTAGAATTGTTACTAAATGTTTCGATGATATTTTTATTTCTATCAAAGTTATAATAAATAATTCCAGCATAAGTAATAAACGTAGCAAGATATTCTTGTTGGAAAGTTCTCTCATCTAAATCATTCTTTGCTTGATCTATCTCTGACTGTGATACCTGACCACCCTCTAATGTTGTATATTTAAAACTCTGCCATTCTGGGTCTCTTTTTGTATATAATTCATAAGCCCAGTTAAAACCTTTTGGAGTCCCAGTAAATAGTGCATGACCCATTGTGTCTGACAATGTTGGTCTGATTACCTCATAAAATGCTTGTGGTTTAATATCTTGAAACTCATCAAGTACAACAAAATTCAAACCTACTCCACGCAAAGATTGCTCATTATCAGCACCTTTTAGACTAACTACAGTATTATTTTTTAATACCATGCTTAAATCAGCCTCATTGATTTTTTGTACCCATCTATGCTTTATCATTTGTTGTTTAAGCATATCCCAGAATATTGTTTTAGATTGTCTATAGCTAGGTGAAACGTACCATATTCTTTGATTCGCAAATCTTGCAAACTTAGCTATCTCTTGGACACAGAGGAAACTTTTCCCAAATCTTCTTCCAGCGATCATTACCCTCATGCGTTTATCGCAAGTAATTACCTCTCTTTGTGGTTTTGTAAGTGGCATTATATTTCATCGCCCCAACTATCCCAGCCATCAACTCTTTGTCTAGCAAACAACTCTATACGAGGAATATCACCACATAACTCAATAATATTATCTCTAATAATATTTGGTTTTTTACTATGTTCCTGTCTTTTGCTAATTACTAATTGTTTGACAGATTTAGATATTCTTTTTGGTTTACCTTTAGTAGCTAGTAAACACTGTTCAGGATTACATCTAGTCCAGTAACCCATGCCTGTGAAATATTCATCAGAATTTATGTTTTGTTTGACCCATGTAAAACCAACTGTTTTATATGTAAAACCCCATTCCTCAATGACCTTAAAAGCCTCTGGCAACATTGTATCAATAGCCCACAGAAATAAAGTGCAATTATCGTCAGAAATATCAGAAATAGGTAGGTTACAAATATCGTTAACACTAAGGGTATTATAATGCCTGATGGCAGATCGCTTTTGACCTTTTGATGAGTAGGTTCTAAATGTCCAAGCTGGGTCTGCATATATTATTTGATATTTTTTCTTTGGAAAAGGTATCACTCAACTGACCATGCCAGTGGTTCGTCATCTTCAGTAATAACGCTTTCAGATTGACCTAGTATTTGTTTTCCTAGCCATATCTGCATAACGACATTACCCTTTTCAGCACTCTTAAATTGTAACTGTCTTAGACGCATTTTCATTTCTGCTCGCCCTTTTGTCAGAAATTCCGAATAACTCTTTTCTATAAGATCAGCACTGCAACCAAAAAAGTCTGCAATCTCTTTATTCGTACAACCTAATTTTGCTAATTTACTAACTTGTTTAGTATCTATGTTATATTTTTTTGGTCTTGCCATAATCCTCTTACCCTATGAGTTAGGTAAGTTTTGTTTATCAAATAAATATAAAAAAATACAGTAAATTTTATCTATACTCGTTTACCATTTCTAAATCATTGATTGCTTGTTCTTTTGTAATCAATCCTTTTCTAATACCCATATCAATAATATCTTTGTTTTTTATCGCCCAGTCTTTGATAAATCTTGTTACTTTTTTATCTCTTATAGCATCTGTAAACATTTGTAACCTTTGTTCATCTTGATTAACTACGCCAAAATTGTAGTTTTTCTGGGGTTTTTCATCTAAATATTTTTTTGCAGATAACCAGAATGCTGGTTGTTTGGCAAACTGTTTGTCCTCAATAGAATCATAATAATCATTATATAACTTTGCTAAATCATCATATTTATGTTTCCAATCTTCATCAATTTTTAAGAAATTCTTATGTGCAATTCCTTTACTGACTTTGTTTTTTATTTTTGACCAAAAGTAATTAAAATATCTTTCATTTTTACTTAAAGAATTAACATCTTTTTTAGTAGATGTATTGGTAGGGGTAGAGGTAGTGGTAGGGGGGTTTGTGCTAGGTTTTTTTGGTCTGCCTCCCAGTTTACCATTTACTTTAGATGCGTCTATTCTCTTACGAATATAAAGATATTCCTGTAGTTGTCGTTCATTCTGGTAATGATTTTCTACCTCTACAAAAAATTCTTTGAGTATCTTTTCACATGAAATTTTTTCGCTTTCAGTGTAACAACTTGCGATTCGTTTTACTGTATCAATATCTTTTGGTAATCCTATGCAACGCTTATTCCAATTCCAACAAAGCAATCGCATGTATATGCCAATCTCTTCATTACTTAAATGCGATGTGCCAGCGATAAAATCTTCGGTAAATAAATACCATGCTTTTAGTTTTTCTTTAGGTTTCGAGTTCTCGTCTATAAACATTGTTACCCCCATTTCTTAACTGTTTATATATTTCGTATGTTAGTTCATCTATTCTGTCGTCAAATTCATCTTTTGAATATGATTTAAAAATAAATTCGTCAGTTGCCTTTGTAACT